CTCAAGATTGAACTTATGAAAAAGAAACTGTATAATTAAATATATGAGCAAAGAATATTCCCCAGAACTACAGAAACTATTTTTAGAAATGATGCTAGAAGACGCACAGAGTTATGTGCGTGTGCAGAACATCTATAATCCAGAAAACTTTGATCGTAGTCTACGTGAAGTGGCTAAGTTTATCAAATCACACACAGATGATCACAAAGCCATGCCCACACATGAACAGGTTCGGGCAGTTACCAACGTCGATCTTAAACGTGTGCCAGACCTAACAGAAGATCACTACAGCTGGTTCATGGCAGAGTTTGAAGGATTTACTCGCAGGAATGAACTTGAACGTGCGATCCTTAAATCAGCTGACCTATTAGAAAAGGGTGATTATGATCCCGTAGAAAAACTGATCAAAGACGCAGTCCAAATATCATTAACCAAAGACATGGGTACAGATTATTTCTTAGATCCACGTGCTAGGTTATTAGCGATCAAAAGCAATAACGGTCAAGTAAGTACTGGCTGGCCTACTCTTGATAAACGATTATTTGGTGGTATGAATCGTGGAGAACTTAACATCTTTGCTGGTGGATCGGGTAGTGGTAAAAGTTTATTCATGCAGAACATTGCTATCAATTGGTGTACTCAGGGACTTAACGGAGTGTTCTTAACATTAGAACTTAGTGAAGGCCTGTGTGCTATGCGTATGGATAGTATGGTAGCTAACTGTAGTACTAAAGAAGTTTTTAAAGATCTCGACACAGTCGAAATGAAAGTCAAGATGGTAGGCAAGAAGTCAGGTGCCCTGCGTATCAAGTATATGCCAGCACAGAGTAATGTGAACCAAATCCGTAGTTACTTAAAAGAACTACAAGTGCAAACAGGATTACGAGTAGACTTTATCATGGTAGACTATTTAGACTTGGTCATGCCAGTTAGTGCCAAAGTCAGTCCAAATGACTTGTTTGTCAAAGACAAATATGTAAGTGAAGAACTGCGTAATCTATCCAAAGAACTTAACATCTTGATGATCACAGCGTCACAGTTGAATCGTGGAGCAGTAGAAGAAATTGAATTTGATCACAGTCATATTGCAGGTGGTCTAAGTAAGATCAACACAGCAGATAACGTGTTTGGTATTTTTACTTCTAGAGCCATGCGTGAACGTGGTCGTTATCAACTACAGCTTATGAAAACACGTAGTAGTTCGGGTGTGGGTATGAAAGTAGATCTAGAATTTGATTTAGAAACATTAAGAATTACAGACCCAGGTGAAGAAGCACAGGAAAGTGGCCTACGTGGAGTTGGTGCAACTAATATCCTAAGTCAGATCAAAACAAATTCAACAGTGGCACCTAGCGAAGAATCTAAAATACAAGCCGGTGTAGATAGCAGCAAACTTAAGAGTATGCTAGCTGGGCTAAAATCTGGTTCAGAATAATGACATTTGAAGTTCCAAAACATTATTGTGCTCAAATACACCTTGGCATGCATATTGGGTTAAATGAAATAACTGGAGAAATCTATATGTCTCCATGTGACATGCAACCAGTAAAATATGTGGTCACTGATAATAACACTTTTAATCACCCAAATATTATTGAATTCAGAAAAAGAAATAAAGAAAATCAAAAATTAGAAGGTCACTGTGAGGCATGTCACGAAGACTCTTGCACAGGAAAACGAGGAAAAATTAGAAGTTGGTCGAATATCGTGCATTTAAAAGATGAATTATTATACGATCAACCAGGCCCTAAAACTATTAGTTTTAAAATTGATTATACTTGCAATCTAGCCTGCGTAATTTGTGGTCCAGAACTCAGTACCAAGTGGCGTGTTATGGAAAAAGTCACCGGATTAAAAACTCGCATCACTCCTAATCAGATCAGAAAAATTATCAGTAATATTAATCTAGAACAACTAGAAACAGTGCATATATTTGGAGGTGAACCGTTACTAGGTAAAACACATGAAGTTATCTTAGAAGAACTAATTCCGTATGGAAAAAATATTACTGTATGGTATGATACCAATGCCACTGTATATCCCAACGAACGTACTTTAGAATTGTGGTCACACTTTCATTTAGTTAGAATAAAATTTAGTATAGATGGAGTAGACAAAAGTTTTGAATATCTTCGTTGGCCAGCAAGTTGGGCACAGGTTCAAGATAATATGTTAAAAATGTATGAACAATTACCGGTTAATCATATGTTTAGTTTTCGCCCTACTATAGGGCTACTTAATTTTCCTATAGTTAAAGATATACGAGATTGGGTAAACAAAAACATGCCCACCAATCGTCTAGGTGATATAACAGATTTTGAGTACAATCCTACGAATGGACCATATCATGCAGGATATATGTCACAAGACATGCTAGATGAAATATATAAAATCTATGCTGCAGATGATCCTATACTTGGATTAATACCACCATTGATCAATGACCCTACAGCATTACCTAAAGTTAAAGCCAATCTTGACTCTCTGGATCATGTTCGAGGATTAAGTTGGAAAGAATCACTGCCTTATTTGATTCCGTATTTAAGTAAGTTATAAACTTTTGGTAGGTAATTCTCTAGCTTGATTTTTTTAAGCTGATCCTGTAATGCTATTTCTGCATAGAATTTTTCTAATAACTTTTCGTTAGACGTTCCTATAAAAAACGCTGATAATTGCGGATATTGATCTTTAACATTCTGGGGCAATACTGCGGGAGCAAAATAATCAGGGTAGTTGATTAGATTGCAATTATATACTAAATTTTCACTATCGAACCAACTCACAGTTTCTTTGTGATATAAAACATTTAGATTACTGATAGTGTAACTAACTGATAGATAGATTTCTAGTTCACGATATAGTTTAATATTTTCTAATAACTTACCCCACGACAATGGATATCTAAGATACTCAAACACTGGTCCAATACCATCAATACTCAAACAAATATTGAGATTTTTAAACTGTTTTAGAATGTTAATTTGTTTATCTGATATGTTGGTAGACCCATTGGTTACAAAAGAAATATAACAGTCGGTATTACCTACATCAATTAATTTTTGTAGTATTTCAAAATTGCGATTTTCGTAGAACGGCTCCCCACCAACAAATGTAAGTATAACAACATCTTCGTAGACTAAAGAATCTAACATTGTTTGATCAATAATTTCGAATGTTTTAACTTTTTTAAGTGTTGCCCATGCTGTACTGGCCTGTGGGCCACAGGTAATGCAAGTACTGTTACACAAATTTGATGTATATAATTGAATAATTTGAGAGTTAAATTTACCTTTACGGCAATCATCTTCTATATAATTTAAATCACGATTTTTGTATAGATCAAAAGTTGAATTTTTTATCTGCCTATTGCTGATTAATCCCTGATCTTCCAGCTTCCAACATTTCTGGCAAGCAGAAGGACGTTGTCTAGCCAACATTTCTGTTTGTAGTTGTTTTATATTTGTGTCTTTTGGTAATAAACAACAAGGGGTAGTAAATCCTGGTGGGGTATATTCGTGACCAAAAAAAGGTAATACGCAAAAATAATTGTTCATTGTGTTGTTATTTAATCCATGCTATACTATATTAAATTAATTCTTATTCTTCGATAAATACTCTAAACCGGAGCAGAAATCTTGCAGAAACGCACACGTAGCCTACTCACTGAGCTAGACGAGTTATTAACACACAAAGACAAGGAGAATCTCCTCGAGTCACGTGCTAATAATATCATCAATGGTGCTATCAACCTCATTAATCACATACGTGAAAACTATGATGTTGAGACTGCTACTAAGTTAGAAAATCGATTGTTAAACGCGATTAAAGGCCAAGATCCTACTAAATTCTCTCGCGGTATTAGGAAGATCAAAGATGAAGATTAATGAAGTCATAGCAGAAGGACTCGGCCGCGGTCTGTTAAAAACCGCCGCTGTTGTTGGTAAGATGTTTGACCCGGAAACAGGTGCCAAATTGCAAAGCTACTATGCGCAGTCAGACCCAAACTACAACAATTCTGACCCTACACAATCCCCAGAAGAGTTACAACAACAAATGAAAGCAATGAAAGAGAAAATGCGACCAACAGAAGTCACAACTTCAAAAGGCATTAGATTAATAAAAACCAATGGTAAGTGGGTAAGACAAGATGATAATACCGTTATAACGGACCCAGCAGAAATTAAGAAAATAGAACAATTAGCCACTAACAAACAACAACTAGCAATAGCACGTGGATATCCAACTAAATGAAATTATATGAAATAAAACGTCAAACTCCAGAGTTCTTGCTAACTGAAAGCAAGAATACACATCTTGAGCATTTAGAAGATCTAGTGTTTAATGCTGGATATGCTGGCGCAGTTAGTGCCTTGGATTATATTGAAAGCCTACGCGGTATGTTGGCAGAAGGTACAGGCACTACAACTAAACTCACAGTCAAGTGGGATGGCAGTCCGGCTATCATCTGTGGCGTTGACCCTGCAGACGGTCGTTTCTTTGTAGGCACTAAAAGTGTATTTGCCAAAGCAGAACCTAAAGTATGTAAGACATCAAGAGATATAGAAAAGTTCTACGGTGAATCACCTGAGCTAGTAGAAATCCTAGCCAGTGCCCTGCAGCACCTAAAGAAACTAGGTATTGGTGGAGTCATCCAAGGTGACCTGTTGTTTAAAGAGGGTTGGGTTGAAACTGCTGACATAGGCGGTGAGAATTGTTTGACATTCACTCCCAATACGATCACCTATGCTGTGCCTGCAGACAGTCAGCTTGGTCAGCAGATAGCACGTGCTAAGATTGGCATCATATTCCATACAAGTTATGAAGGCACTAGTCTAGCAGATATGAAAGCAGGATTTTTAGTTAATATACAAGGCTTACGTAAATCAGCTGATGTATGGTTCGATGATGCAACATATAAAGATTACACTGGTATTGCTAGTTTAACTCCTACAGAAGATCGCAAG